CCAGTGACTCTTTGATCGCCTTGGTTAGCCCAGCTCTCGTCCATTAGTGTATAAGACATTCGTTCTTTTCCTATAGATATACAAATAACTCATGAGTATTTATAACGTAAAATGGCCTATTCTGGAAGATACACTGTAGAGAATAAAAAGAAGTACGCTGGTGATCCAAACAACGTAGTATATAGATCGTTGTGGGAAAGAGACACATTTAAATGGCTCGACAGAAATCCAAAAGTAAAGAAGTGGTCATCCGAAGAGATTGTGATTCCATACTACTATGACGTCGATAAAAAGTATCACCGCTATTTCCCCGATATCAAGATTGTCTTTGAAAACAAAACAGTCCTCGTCGAAATCAAGCCAGCAAAAGAAACAGCCCCACCCAAGAAAACCGGAAAAAACCAAAGGCAATACATAAATGAGGCAGTCACTTATGTAAAGAATATGAATAAGTGGGAAGCTGCTCAATCGTTTTGTAAAGATCGTAAATGGGAGTTTCAAATCTGGACCGAAGAAACATTAACGTCAATGGGGATTATGTCTAAACCCTTGAAGAAAGTTCCCGGTAAATTAAAGCCGTTGAAGCCTTATAAAAGACGCAAGAAATAGTTATAAATACACGTATGGCAGGAGAAAGTTTATTTAGAGAACTCGAGATTGAAGCGTTCCGCGCTGGTATTACACCCCGGACAAAGCAATCTATTGAGTGGTTTCGGAACAAAGCACGCGAAATGTTCCGAGGCAGAACCGTCGGTAACCGCAATAAGATTATGCAAGACGATGCATTAGATCTTAGGAATAAACCGATAACTAAAACTGGATTGCTTGGAAATATGTACATGTATTTCTATGATCCAAAGCATAAAGACACTCTACCATATTATGATGGATTTCCTCTGATCATTATGATGGGCCCGGCAAAAGGTGGATTCTATGGATTGAATCTACATTATTTGCCACCAACTCTCAGAGCCAAACTTCTTGACGTAATACTAGGAAATGATAACGCAAAAATTCCACAGAAATATATTGCACCAGCAATGAAGCATTATTTGTTCAAACATGTCAAAAGCAGATTTGCTCTAGTTGACAAACCTGAATGGGAAATCGCTACATTCCTTCCAATGGCAGATTGGAATAAAGCAAGTGCTAATTCAGTTTATAGAGATTCGAGGAAGAAGTTAAGAGGATGAGCAGCGTAGACACATTAAAATTAGCTATCACTGCTGGACTAGGACTGGCTCGTACAAACAAGTTCATGGTTAGTTTACCATCAATTGGCGGTGGCACCGGAGTACTTGGAGCAATCACAGGTGCTCTTGGTTCAGCACAACGAAATATTCTTTGTACAAACGCAACTCTTCCGGGTAAACAAATGTTGACTCATGAACGTCGAGTTGGTATCGAACAGCAAAAAGTAATGTATGGTTATGCTATGGATGATGTGACTCTTCAATTCATGGAGACTTCAACACTTCCGATTCGTAATTATTTTGAAAGCTGGATTGCAACAATGCATGATACTTCTCCCGGAAATCAGGACAAGAACGTTGTCAATTATCCGACTGAATATAAGAAGAGAGTTACCATTCACCAATTAGCAAACCCTATTCCATTTGGTCGTATATCTCTACCACTTGGAATGAACCCGCAGATTTCAACTTATTCTTGTGCGCTAGTTGACGCATTTCCGACAACATTGAGTCAAATTGACTATAGTAATGATCAAGACGGATTCGTAACATTCAGTGTTACGATGTCTTATAGATTTTGGGAAAGAGTACCAGCTGGTCAGCTTTCTCTTGGATATGGCCTTTAAGGAGTAAATTATGGCACTACCGCGACTAAATGATGTACCTGAGTATGAATTGACGGTACCTTCGACTGGACACTCTGTTGGCTTCAGGCCATTCTTAGTAAAAGAACAGAAAGTCCTTATGATTTCATATGAATCAAAAGACGTAAAACAAATTTTAAAAGCAGTTTTGAATTGTATTCAAGCGTGTGTTAAAAATATTGATGTTGGTAAATTAGCAACATTCGATGTTGATTATATCTTTACACAGATCCGATCAAAGTCTGTTGGTGAAACTAACGATGTTATCATGAAGTGTACAAACTGTGGTCATGAAAATAAGCTAACTATCAATTTAAATGAAATCAATATTGATGTTGAAAAGAAAGATATGACTATCGAGCTCAATGACACATATACATTGAAAATGAAATATCCTACTTACACTGACATCATTGGTGATAGAGTTCTATTAAACGATAAACGTACTCAGACTGAACAATTACTTGCTACACTTCGTAATTGTATGGAAGCAATTCAGACTGAGGAAGAAAATGTTATATTAAAAGATGAAACAATTGAAGAGATCGATGATTTTATTTCGTCATTGAATGATGAACAATACGGAAAGATTGCAGACTTTGTTTCTAATGTACCATCGATGAAATACCAAAAGAAATTCAATTGTGAAAAATGCGAAAAAGAAAACACATTAGTAGTGGAGGGACTGCAAGATTTTTTTTCATAAACCTTTCTCATGATACTCTAGAAAATTATTATCAAACCAATTTTTTATTAGCTCAAGAGCACCAATATTCGTTAACTGAACTTGATAATATGATACCGTGGGAGAGGGAAATCATAATCTATATGCTCATACAGCATATGAAAGAGAAGAATCAGCAGCAGCAATAGATGGCAAATTTAAAAGCAGTAAATGAAACTCTATTATCGCAGAATGAAATTCTGAGAGATACTCAGAAGTCTGTTCTTTCGACGAATAATCTATTGTCTAAAACTCTAGAATCTCAACTTAAAGCTGCTTCAATGGCTAAGTTGAAAGATCTTGAGAAAGACAGAGAAGGCGGAAGATTTTCTCGAGTTGCTGGTGGATTAAGTGCTGCTGGTGGAGCTATTAAAGGTGGCGCAGAAAAAGGTTTAGGTAATATTCAAGGAATGCTTGGTAAAATAGGTAGTTTCTTGACACCTGCTGCTCTAATGGCTCTTCCCGGAATTCTTGCCGGTGTTCTTCTTAAACGTGGTATTCCAGCTCTTGCAGTTGGCATCTTTGCTGATGAGATTGCAGGATTTTTGCTTGGTCCAGAAGCTTCTGCCGAGATGAAAAACCAAGTTACTCGAGCAATTCAAGGTGGTGCTCTTGGTTCTCTTCTTGGTAAAAAATTCGCTCTAATTGGTGCCGCGGCTGGATTCTTAATTGATGATGAAGTTGCGGCACAGTTATTAGAACTCGGTAAATCATTTGGTAATTTACTTGGTGCTGATATAGCAAACTTAGATGACCTTAAAGGTGTTATGCTGAGCATCGGCACTTTCCTTCGTGAAACTCTTAAAGGTGGTTTAGACGGAATTAACGATCTACTCAATGGGCGAATTGCTGAATTTTTTGGAATAGGCGAAGGTGAGAACAAAGTATTTAAGACTTTAGGTTTGATTGCTGGATTAGGATTAGTTCTAGCTCCGGGTGCTACTCTTGGAGCTATGGGATTCTTAGGAAAGAAAACACTAGGACTTGGGATTAAGGCTTTAACACTTCTCTGGGGTAAAGTTCCAGCTGTTTTAAGAGGATTAGGATTATTGGGTACCGCAATTACCGCATCTGCTGGAGTCGGAACAGCAGGCGCGGCTGGAGCAGGTGCAGCAGCATCACGTGGTGGTACGTTATTAAAAATTGCTGGAGGCATGCTTAGGTTTGCTGGACCGCTTGGAGCTATTATTGGCATTGCAACGATAGGTTATGCAGTCGGTGAGTGGTTTAAAACTACTGAAATGTATAAAGATCTGGCCGAGGCTCAAAAGAAAAGAGAAGATGAGTCTGTTACATTTAATAAAGTTCAGCAGGCACAGTTAGATGCTGGAGCATCTCCAGAAGATGCAGCAACTGTTGCGCGCTTTGCCACTAACGCTGGGCAAGGGCAAGACTTTACTCTACAAGCAAAAAGTACAGACACCAAATTTAGAACTGGCGAGTTGATCGGCAGTGATACATTTATGGCGCGAGTAGCACAACTTGAAAAATTTGAAAACCTGCAGGGTGCTGATAAGTTTGCTAAAACTTCAATGGGTAAAGAACTAGAAGAAAGAAGAGCAGCATTACTAGCTCTTCAAAATCGCGAAGCAGCAATGAAGGCACCAAAGCCAACATCTGGAGAAAGCCTTAGAAATGAAACTGCGCTTGGTAATGCACCACCCGGCCAACCAATGATTGTTGATGGATCTACCAATACAACACAGAATATTGGTCAGTCAAATACTACACTCTCTGCTCCACCACCAGCTGCTGGTCAAAGCGATGATTACTCAGGCGCACTCAATAGTCGTATGAATCTTTCTACGAGTGGATACCTGAACTAAAAGATATACATTACCCAGTTCTCAGCGCAGTCTTCAGCGTATTGTTCGCTATGAAGCACACCATCTGTTTCCATCTTACGTGTTTCAACAACTACGTCATCTTCTAATAGATCGACGAACCATCCATCTTCATCAGATGTCTTGAAGACGATAGCCTCGCGGCTACCGTCATCAGAATAAAAGTTGTGGTGATCATCCCTCACTTGCTAATCTCGCAAAGTATGACATGGTATCGTCGTCATCACTGGCTGGTACAGACTCAGCAGTGACTGGTTCCATTGGAGCAGGAGCTGGCTCATTCATTTGAGCTTCCTGTCTCATTGTAGGAGCACCTGAACTTACTGCTTCTTCTCCAAGAACTCGGCTGAGTTTGGTTTTAAGCTCATCGTATGTTTTGTAGTTCTTTGGATCGGAGAACTCACTGAGATCATGTAGTTGGTTATAGACTGCTTCCAACTTGGCTTCGTCTCCATCATAGAGACCAGTTGAGCTTGAAAACTCTGACTTATCATAATTACGGTATCCTTCAACATTACGAATTTTTAGTTTAAAGTCAGCACCTTCCCAGAAGTCAAAAGGATTAACCGGACTTTCATCAGCAAACTCTGGCTGCATAGAATCCATGATCTTGTCAAAGATCTTCTTACCAAACTTGTAAAGCATGACTTTACCTTCGTTGGCTGGATTCGACGGATCACTGACAACGAGTACGTTGACTACGTAGTGGAGTCTTCGCTTTTGATCTCGAGCTTTTTCCTTGTCGGCGTCAATTCCAGAATTCCAAAGACGCGAGTTAAGTTCCCCGACTGGATCAGGTTGACCAATAGAAGTAAGGCTGTTTTCGATATACCAAAGACCGGTTGGTCCTTTGAAACCGTGGTCCCAGTAACGAACCCATGGGAGGTCCTGACCTTCGGCTGATGGGAGGAATCGGAGGACGGCATAACCATTACCTGCTTTATCTACTGTGGGT